CTCTTTGATAACTACGCAAAGCATTGATGCCCTGTTCACAATTTAATTCATCAAAATAACAATGCTGTAATAACAGCCTTGCTGCGTTGATCCCATCTTCTACTTTATGGTTGGGTACAATACGAGGTCTGCGCCCCATATTTATGAGGGTTTCTGCCCTGGTTCGGCCTGTTCCTAGCTCTCTAACCTTGGCATCATGGGGGAGCCAGTCATCCCCATACCAGTATCCTTTTTGCTCCATTACCTTGACGTAATGTTCAAGCCCTACCCCCGAATGCTCGTAGAAATCCACGAAACGAACTTCTCCCAACGTAACTTGAAAGAACCAAAGACTGCAACTGTCTGAGATGCCCAAGTCCCAAGCAACGTGAACGGGGAGAGCAGGGTCAACCTCAACCTGAGTAATTCGGTTTTCTTTTTCAGCATCTTCAATAATCGCTCCATAATAACTTCCTTTGATTGCGGCAGACCACGAACATTCAAACTCTTGTTTATATTCGTCATCCCCCATTTCCTTACGGGCTGCGTCTAGCTCTTTTTGATCTAAGACCTTGGTTTCTGATGCCCGATATATTTTACGAAACCACTCTGAGTCTGTTTTTGTGTCCTCAAATAACCGCCAAAAATGATTTTTTCCTTTTGGCGTTCCAATAAAGATTGCCCATCCTTTTCTGTCAACTAAAGCTGGCCGTATAATTTCACTCCACACACGGGGCGACATATCTGCATACTCATCTAATACTACACCATCTAAGAAAATACCACGCAAAGCATCTGGATCATCACCTGCACCAGCAAGACGTATTCGGCTTCCGTTAATTAAATCAACCCGTAATTCTGACTGGTTAATCTTAGTCCCAGGCATATCCTTGGTGTAATAACAAAGATAATCCCACGCTACTTGTTTTGCCTGGCGGTAATATGGAGCAAGGTACATGAACCGCCCATCTTTACGTTCAGTTTGAATTTCTAGGGCTTTTCTTAATAACTCGGTAACTGCGTAAACACTTTTCCCCCATCTTCTGTGGCTGACACAAATTTTGAAGCGAGATTGATCTGCATGAAGATCATACTGCTGTGGTCGTGGGGTATATGGAATTGTTATGTCCATTATGCACCAAAAAAAGTTTCCATATCCATTATTGTTTCTGCGGAAGTAGGCAACAAGGGATGAGAGTATAGCTTTACGATTTGTTTTACCATGCCCCGTGGGATGTACCAAACACCTCCAACATCTTCTTCCAATAAGTTAGGACCTACACTTTGTGCTACTGCAATTACATTATTTTTGTTAGAGGGCACAACCCACCCTGTTGTATAAACGACAGGTAGCTCTACCTGCTCTGCTTCTTTTACATCTACCCACCCCGAATGATTTTCTGCATCAACCCATACTACACAAACAAACTCAGTCATTTTTTAGTATTCCATCTCTCTTTAGCCCGAATAGACCATCTTTCAAAGGTTTCGCTGTCAATATCTGCATTAACTACTGTAGCTTCTTTAGGAATTGAGGTATGTAATGCCACTACTTCTCCGTCTTTTATTTCTACAATAGCAGGGCCACAAAACGCATCTTTACTAAAACCAGTCTGGTTTTTCTTAATTGCTCGTACTTCTTTCATGCAAGATGATAAAGATTCCATAGGAATATACTGTGTGAGTTTGTTTTCCTGGTCATTCATGTTGCCAAACATAAACATGACAATAATGCTAATGACCTCCATTAACTTCTCTCACTCTGTTTTTTAACGTTTCAATATCCTCCAACATTTTATTAATATCTTCCTGCGCCCGCTTAATATTGACAGTATTCGACATCATGCTTTCCATCTCGTCTTGTATGTTCTCAACTTGAGAACTCACAAATTCTATGAGCAAGTCTTGCTGCTGATCTGCTGGTAGGGCACCCATTTCCCCTCTGGGCCATTTAATCCGAAACTCAGTATTCTGTGCGACTTCGTTGACTTTAATAATTTCAATAGCGTTTTGTAATCTATTAACCTCAGACTCCAAATCTTTTTGCATAATTTCTCTTGAGGTTTCCAGTTGATTTAATCGTTCCTGAATACCGAAGAAAGCCCATACACCAACACTTACTGCTACCACAATACTGATTAAGTTCCGCATTGGCATAGATATAGCGGTGTTATCAGATACCTTCATCTTGCAGCGCTTGATCCAAAGTAGAAGCTAATAATTGCAGCTAACGTATGTAAATACATAGGTGCAAGGGGAATACCATGCACTTCAGTCCAGATTACTTCTGAGGTTGAGTTCCAAATAAAGGGAATCGAAAATGCGCCATCTTGGGTTTCAGATACCATAATGGGTACACCAAAGAACGGCGCAGCAAACGGCACAGCTACAATAGCAATTACACATATCAGGGCAATCGTGCGCCTGGTCCATGCAAAGTTCTTGTCCTTTAGGCCATGATCTCTGGCCTTCTGGATCAATTCCGCCTGGGCGTTCATAGCCCGTAGCTTCATTTCTTCTTGCTTGGCACGAGCTTTACCCATTTGCCCAAGCATAGTTGTTACGAATCCTAATATTGATCCGCCTAACAAAGTTGTAACCAATTCCATGTTATGAGTCCTGCGGCTTGTCCCAGACTTGGTATAAGCACCAGTCTGTGTGTGGTTCTTCCCAAATACCGACAGCTAATGCCCGATCAGGAGAACCACCCTTCTGTAAATAATCTTCTCGCCAGTTTAGATTCGCCCACACACTAGGTCTGTGACGCTGCCATTGGTCATGGCCTTTTTTACAGGCCCACAATCTTTCAGGGCAAACCAAGGCCATTCGCTCTACCCCAATAGTAAAGGCATGGTCAATGAATTTTCTTATTTCCTTAAAGGGAGGATTTGTAACCAGCAGCTTTGCTGGTGCTTTTTTAGTTTCAAAAAAATTATCCCCTGTAGCAATATCACCTTGAATAACATCTGTACCAGTTAATCTGATTGCATCTGCAAACCGCCCATCACCACAACAAGGTTCCCATACTTTTTCCGACCCAAGAGGCAAAGACAGCCTGCTGACTACAGCCCCAACTACTGTATGTGGTGTAGGGTAGTAATCGTTAGGTTTGCGGCCCTTATTCATTTTTCTCTATTGAGTCAGGCACAGGGGTCACATCAATGATCTTCCCTTCATCTGGGCGTTCCAATGCAAACCGTACCGTTATATTTTCAGGCACACCTTCATGCACCGTCTTATTCGTATCTTGCCAGCCATCACGGGCCTTCAACCAAAATATACTAGCTATCGTATCCTTGCCGCTAATTGCCCGACCATATAGACTCTTGGCGACAGTCATATTAGCTCTCGCAACGCCTGTGTCCAGTTCATCCCGATAAAATTTCCGTAAAGTCTTGGGGGCAATATCTAATAACTTAGAGATCATGGTCTGTTCCATCCCCATTCCAACTGCCTCTAAGACCATATTCCTTGACTGGTCAGTAGGCTTATGAGGAGGCCGACCAGCTTTTTTTATTTTTTTTAGATTTTGTTCTGGAGCTTCGTTACGTCTTTGTTCAATTTCCATAGCTTTATTTCTATCCGTATTCTTCTTATCCACTCTGATTCAAAGCCACGCCTTAATACATAGGCACGACCTATACTTAGAAAAAAATAACAAGCTGTAATTCCTGTTGCCTGGACAGGAGAAGGATGTATCCCAAATAACGGCAACCCCCAAAATGTAAATGCCCAACTCACTATGAGGCCTACTACCGCATTTGTATTCGCCTCAACAAATGACATCAATTTACTTTGTGGGATCATTTTTTTATATCTCCGCAGTATCCTGTTTAGAGGTACACTCCTTACACAGCCGATTACCAATCCAATTCGACTTAAATTCCACATTACACTTCAAGCATTTGCGTACTTTAGCAACATGCTTTGGGTTCTTGTCCTTGTCAGGACTGGTAATAGAAATGTATTTAACATTCATTTACCGTACATAGCAAGGACCGCCAGCCAACACAAGGGAGGTAAGTGTCGGCTGCGCTGCTGCATCAGTTATATTGTGCGCTGCGGGAAAGACGGAGAACTTTCCAACGGTCAAATTCTGGCATATCTTGAAACTAGGGATACGTCAACTGAACTGGTTTGAACTGGTTTGTAGAATGGGGGTTTGGGGTATGGGAGAGGTACTCTTAGGTTCATATATATACATACCCCCCTACCGACATAGACCAAAAAAATAATAAAACAAGAGCAAAGCAGGGTCCCCCAGGGAGGGTAGGTTTTGGGTAGTGTGGCAGATATATCACACGCAGAATCGAGGGTAGGCTTGCCCCACCTACTTGGGTAGGTGCTGGCTACCCCAATCTAAAGCCCAGTCTGGCTAGGGTAGGTTCTGGGTAGGTACTGAACCAAAACTGGTTCAAGTTTGTTTTTATGGGTGGGGGGAACCCCACCCCCCCTTATATCCACCCAAAACACAACGCAACGCCTCACCATTCACACTTTCTAGCTGTGGATTAATGCCGTCAAGTAATGCCAGGTAGACAATGCCAGGCAATGTGGTGAAATTGTGCCAAATGTGGCGAAATAAAGACTGCCTGTCGTGCCCGTGGAGGCACGAAACGGAGTCAACTGGTACTAAACATCCAACCAAAAAAAAGCCCACCAGGGGGCTTAGAATGCCAAAAATAAAAAAAAACTAGTTTCTTACTAGATAAATGATTGCCCTTGTGGGGCATCATTTATACGGAGTCTCTATATGTGCCTTGTGTCGTACGGCACATACTAGATGTAGCTTCCCGAAATTGTCGAGTCAACGTCTAATTTTATATAATCCTATAGGTGCGACAATATGTCGCACTTGTGTACTTCGTCATTTCTTTCTATAATTCCCATATATCCCCATAAGAGGAAAGGAGTCAAGATAATGAAATTAACCAATATGCTAAGTAACAAGGGTAACAGAATAGCCAATCAATTTGTTATTACTGATGACGCTGGAAATATGTATTTACAAAGTTATAACTCAGTTATAGCTAAACAAGGCACAAACGGACAGACTTGGCTTGACCGCAACACCTGGAATTACTCAAAAACTACGGCTAAATACAGAAATATGTTTCTAGGCGAGACTCTAAAAGAGACAAAAGCCAAGATAAAAAGCGGTGTTTATATCTTAGCAGATTTGAATAGTTAATATTGGGAAGGGGTTGGACTCAACCCCGACTCCTTCGCTGTATCAACTAAAAAATGAGGACTAATAAAATGCAAAAAACTGAAGATATTCACCTTACGCCCCAAGAACGAATCAAAAAAACCAATAAAAAATATCCAATGATGGAATATTTTCTGAGTCAAAAGCCTTTAAACGAGTGTTCGGATGAGTGCCAGAAGCAGGTTGCAGAAATGAATGGTAGATTACCAAGGTTTTTATGAACGAATGATATAGTTTGAATTGTCAGCTAGGCCATTAATAATGGTCTAGCTTGCTGTCTAAACTGAAAAATAAGGAAATAAAACAATGAGTGAAGCAATGAGTAAAGCTGGAGTTCGGGACATAGCCTGGGCCGTGGACTTTGGAAAACGTGCATTTGATGTCATTCACTTGATTAATGACAAAGGTTATGACGAAGCCCGCACTTATTTTGATTTCTATCCCGATAAACGAAAGGCGCACGGGGCTTCCAGACAAGCGGTTACTAACAGCAAAAAGGTAGTAAATCAGCTTGAAAACAAAGGTTGGTATGTAGCTGAGGATTCTGAAGGCGAGGTTATTATTTATGCTCTTGAGGCTATCGGCTCACTGGAACGGGGGCGCCCATTTTATTTGGCTATGAAATCATTTTAGTTTGAATTGTTAGCAGTCCGATTCAAGATTCGGATTGCTAGCTGTTGAAACTAACTAAGGAGTTAAAAAAGTGATTGATTTCATAATAATTGCAGGATTTATTTTTAGTTTTGTTTTGGTCTTTTTCATTATTTTATTAACTATTTTATTAATAAAGCAGGACATGTTGATGCTCTTGGAACAAAACGAAAAAGAGGGAGAATAAAAATGACTAAGAAAACCTATCTCATAGTTTATAAAGAACGGATTGATGCTAAGAGTGAGAAAGAAGTTGAGGAGTACATTCAAAAGGTTCTTCTACCTGAGCTATCATCTCACGACCTTGAAGTGGTAGAGGAAAAACCACAAGCAGACACTCCGTCTGTTGGTCGTGCTCAACTGAAAAGATGACGATGAATAATACATCAGAAAAGGAGTAAGTGCTATGCCAACATTTATATTTGAAGATGTCTTTACTACCACAGAACGCACGAGTGTGGTAGCGAAGAACCGTGAGGAAGCTGAAAAGATGGTATCGTCTGGTGACTGTGAGTGGACAGTTATTAAGGCAGACGGTAATGAAATTATATTGATTGGAGAAAAACATGACTGACCACAGCGAGTACATAGACGATTATTGTAGGGCTACCTACGGACACACTAACTGGGGGTATTTAGATACCTATACAAAAGAAGACTTAAAAAGTGGTGGTCACGATATAGAAAACAATATTGTGTTCTGGCACGAAGGTGTTGTTAATAAAGATTATGATTATTTATATGGATAATTCAGATAAATGTTCACTATGCAATAGTGACTACGACCCAGATCGAGGTGGAATACAAGGACACTTTGGAATAATGCCTGTGACGTTTTGTGAGTGGTGCTACTCCTCGATTGAAGATATGGTCAATCACCAGGATTTAGAAAAAGCAAAAGAAAGTTTTGGAATAGAATGACTAAATATGAAGAAAATTTTGAACGTATTACAATATGTTAGCTTTGCTGGATCGTTTTTAATAATAGTCGGAATAGTTATTTTGTGCTGGTGTGCGGGCTTGCTTATCTCCCCAATTTAGAATATAAAAAGCCATTGCATCCCAGAATGAACCAGAAGGTTAGAGGTATGGAACCAGTAATTGTTGATTTTAGTAGTCTAGCTGACCAGATGATTCTCACTTTTCGTCTGACATTGGGAATTATAGTTGGGGTTGGATTAGTAGGATTAGGATTAGGAATCGCAGTTTGCTACGCCAAGAGGGAACGATAATGACTGAATGGGTCATTCATTGCGTTTGTTTAGAGTGTGAGGGCGAGGGGGTACTTTCACGCTATACGCAACCTGATCCCAACCAGAGCTTTGTAGATTGCGTTGAGAGCAAGTGTGAGAGCTGTTGGGGGGAAGGCATGATGGAACATCAGTCAGACGATCCACTAGAAGATCAAATTGCTGAATTTACACGGAGAGAAAAAGAAGATTTTATTTACTCAATTAGACAATTAAAACAATTTGAAAGAAAGGAAAGAGAATGAGCGATTTACTCAGAAAGCATTGGGAATCCAAGAACCAGGAGAGAGATGTTTTAACAAGTGAAATTTTAACCGAAGCCGTAACGAAGCTGAGAAAACTTGGTTGGTCCTTTGAGAGCCAGGGAAAAATAGTACGTTTTTTCAGTCGGGTGGTTGAGGATTTTGAAATAAATCAAATGCTGGATTTCCAAGAAAAACAACAGCAAGAAAGAACAGAAGCCCAGAAAAAAAAATTCAATGATACAGAACTGGTGAGCGCCAAGCAGGGTCAAGACCTTATGGATGAGTATTTTTATGGTGCTAACAAAAAATGATTGAATTTTTGAAACTACCTAAAATTTCATTTGATGAAAAAACACATACATACTCTCTGGATGATGGTGAGAAGCTAGGAAAGGAATCCATTTCTCGTATTTCAAAGATATCCGACGGGGATAACTTTGGGGTAGCCTCTAATTGGGCGGCGAAACTCGTTTCATCCGAGATTCTGAATCTTTTCAAAGCTGACACTTCTTATACCAAAGAAGAAATAGAACTCATGGCAAAAGATGCCAAGTCTGCTCCACGCAAAATACGTGATTCGGCTGGGGTGGCAGGAAGTGGATTCCACTTTTATGCTGAACAATATTGTCGCTGGCTTATCAACCAAAAGAGCGAAGCTGAACACCCAATTTCTTTAGGTATGAGCAGTCTGCGACCTGACTTGCCCCAAGAGGAAACAGAAAAACGCTGTGCTGAGTCAATAAAAGAATTTATAGACGAACACATTGAACCAGTTGGGTCCGAATTAAGGGTTTTATACAAGCCTCAATCTGGTGGATACCCAATACCTGGCACAACAGATTTGGTTTGTAGGCTAAAATCTTCACCTGGTGATTTTTGCGTGTTGGATTGGAAGGGAGTAACGAGCTTCCGATACAACATAAGGGCAAGTCATGTTGTACAATTATATGCTTATGGCCAAGCCCTGCGACAAGCTGGGAACGACATCACACATTTGATTCTAGTTAGAATAGAACGAGAGTCTGGTAAGTTATTGGCACACAAATTTGGATTTGACCATGCAGATACTTTGGGTCACTTATTTGAGAGTTGTATAAATATCAGCAGATACAAAGAACCACACAAAATGGAAATTGGAGGAAAAAATGCCTAACACATTAAAAGATATAACTTTAGAAATACACAACGTGGACACACCAGAGAGAGGTCCGTCTGCGGTTGGGGTTGTATGCCCTGACCACCAAGAAGTAAATGCTGTCAAGGTGTGGGACGCTTCCCCTAAAGTTTGGAGATCGGGGAATGTTTTGAAGGCCACAATTTACGAGAGGGAATACGAGGGGGCGGTGGAGTGGCATTTGTCAAAATATGGTGTTGTCAAGGTGGTATCTGCGAATGGCGATATAAGCCCTGTAGAGCCACAGGAGCCAGCAAGAACACCAACGTCATCAAATGGTTCTGTTTCGAGGTCTGGTGGCCCCTCTATGGGCCAGCAATCGGCCTCTAAGAAGGATAAAACTATCGCCGCCTTGGCTATCGTAAAAGAGGTGATTGGGATTGGAGGATCAGAAGAACTAGCGGACCAATGGATCGCTTACGTCGAGCGCAAGGTTAATGAGTAATTTTAAGGTTAGCATTGTTGTTCCAGGTAAGCCTGTCCCGAAGGCTCGCTTCCGAATGACGAAATCTGGTCATACCTACACAGACAAGGCGACTTTGCAGCAGGAAAAGGCTGTGAAAATATTGGGGAAGGCCGCCATGAAAGCCGCCATGAAAGGTGGCTCCCCAATTACAGCCGACGGGGTGGAGATGGACATAGCTTTCGTTTTCGAAATGCCGAAGTCTTGGTCCTTAAAAAAACGTGCTGAAAAACTCGGAACACCGCAT